AGCAGCATCTAATTCTTTGGCAATTCCCTCCACACCCTTACCCTTACCTTTCTTTTCCTCACTTACCTCAACCTCTTCTTTCTTGACGCAGTTTGGATATCTCTTACCAAACATGGTCTTCATACCTTTCTTCTCATATCCCTTCCAACACTTCTCGTCAAGAACTTCGACTTCAATACCAGCAGCTCTCATACTATTGATCTGAATTTCGGAGAATTCAGGGAGAGCCATGAACTCTTCATTCTTCTTCGAGTTTCCGTAGTTAGCGGCACCCTTCTTACGACACTGAACCAGACGACCAGAAGCATATGCCGAAGGCCATACACTTGCAGAGGCTTTAACCTTGTGATAACAGGCATCCTTTTTACCACTACCTTTACCTTTTTTGTCTGACTCTTGGATTTCCATGTCGAATTCCTCGTTCTTCTTTTTGGGATTGTCGGTTGCAACGTATGTTGGTTTTGCAGCACCAAATTTTTGTTGTTGATTAGGATCTGCCTCCTTCTTTCTTCTTTGGGCAGAAAGTCTTTCAGACTTACTCATACTCGCTCTTTTAGATGAGGATACACATTTAGGTGTCCCTTCACCAGGTTTATCACTTGCACAGGTTCCACCTGTCACAACGTTGACCCAACCACCTTTACCATCTTTGGACTTGGATCCTTTAAACCACTTATGGAGGTTACCCTCTTTTAGATTTTCCTTCACGTTTCAGAAAAGAGCTCTTATGATATATTTAGACAGAAGCGGATGGATTGACTATTACACTCCCTTCAAATGCTTTGGTAACAGTACCGACACCAGACGTGATGATGATATCGTAGAAGTTTCTTCCATTAGTCAGTTGTGTGGTTACACCGACTGTCATCGACAATCCAATAATTCCTGTTGCCGATGTGATACCAACAGTAAAACTATGTTGCTTAGTTGCTTCAGGAAACTTTCTAATCTTAGCAACAGCAGAATATCCCGTTAAATTTAATACGGACTGATCGGGATTTTTCATCTCAAAGTTACGAGAAAAATCAGTTCCCTTATCAATTTGAATATTTACTGATTGAGCTACCATTTTCTCTTTTTAAGTATTTAGATCTTTGTTTACATTCTTCAGCATTTTTTGAAGGTCTGCTGTAGAACCTACAAACAATGCGTTATTCGTAACTGAGGATGGTCCCTTCTCTTCTTCCTTATTAACATCTTTCAACTTCTTTTGCAGATCCATAAGTTTGTCCGTGGCATCAGACACACTCTTGATCAACTGACCAGCCACCTCGTAAGCACGAGGCATTTCACTCTCTTGAGCTAGTTCAAGGATTCCGTTAATTGCTTCTTGTCCTTTTTCAATGATTGAATATAAATTACCCCTGGTGTATTCATAGTCTTTGCGGATATCTTCATTGGAGTTTTCAAACTTGGCCAATTTGGCATCGAGATCATTGGGTTTTACCTTCTCTATTTCAACGGGTGTCACGTCAAATGTTTCGTTAAGTTTTTCATACTTATCCATAGTTTAACCTCAGAACACATTCCCGTCAAATCCAAAGTCATCTCCAACCTCAATCTTGACATTATCTGCCTGATTGATTGTAAAGACTTTAGATCCTAATACATGATTTTGAATTGGGGATTTATCTTGCGATCTTCTAACTAGGATCTTGTTACCAGTCACAGTCTCAACATACATCTCTTCTTGATCGATGTAGATATAAGATCCTTCTGGAATCTTAGTCCCATCCTCAACATCAATTACTCTTTCAACCATGTCAACATTTTCTGCAAGCAGTGTAGCAACTACACCATCATAGTCCTTAATGGCTCTAGGTGTGACCTGATACGTAATGTCTCTTTCGTATTTGCCAGACTTGGATCCAGCAACATAACCAACAGTAACCTTCTTGACGATATCCTTGGTAACATCGGTAAGTGGTCCGAACAGCATTGTTTTTGCTGTAAATGTAAATGTATAGATGAGCGCTCTTCTGGTATCGAAGTTGCCCTCATACTCATCGGTCATATCAATATTTTCAAGAACAACGGGAGTATTCACAACCTCCTCATAATCACCTAGAAACTTAATTGGAAGTGTGTATCCTGGTTGAAAGTAGGGTGCAATCTGTTCTGTGATTTGAAGCATGTCATCATTCAGTTTTGTATAAACTGAAAGGACAATAGTCATATTATATGGAACAGGTAAAAATGTTTTTCTCTCATCCTCACCATTTGCGTTGGTGATGACCATGGTCTGGGTCTTGGTCGATTTCCTGCTAGGATCGTATGCAAGATTTGTAAATTCAAATGACATCCTTGGAAGGGTCATTTGAGTAGGATGATTCAAGTCAGGGTTCTGTTGCAACCTTGCGAGAAACTTTTGTGTGGGTCCATAAGCAAGAGGAACTTTGATGACACTAAAATCATCACCACTTTCATCTTTCTTCTTGATTTGGATTCCATTAAAAAGAGAACCGAAACCAATGATTACGGATCTAAAAATCTCGTTGTAAAAATATTCAAACATTATTTTACACTGTTACACCTCTATTTAACAGTTTTAAATCAGGGCATTCCAAATGGATTATTAGATGAGAAGTCGATAATTTTATCAGCTGCTATTTCAATTGTATCATTATCAGCAAAAGGTGTGACCAAATCATCCTCATTTGCACTACCAATTACATACTTTGCACCAGAGGTTGAACCAGTCAAGAACTCTCCCTTAATAAATGTTCCATCTATAACACCAACCTCCATTGTATCTGTTACTGTATTCCATTCCTTGACTCGTGCTGTAGTTCCACTAGTTGATCCGGTAACCACTTCATTAAATACAAACTCACCACCAACATTTGCACCACCAGATATTGATTTAGGTGGATCGATAAACACAGCGGGAGTGAAGTCATAACCACTACCGCCATTAATAATATAAATGGCTGTCACTATTCCAGAAGAACTTATAGTTGCTATACCAACAGCAAATTCATCTAGTATTTGGCTACTATTATCAAAGGTAAAGGATGTAGAATCAAAATGTGCAGTTGTACTATCAAATCCAACACTAGCACGCTCGCTTCCTATTGCAACCTTAGGAGCTGTAATGTAACCAGCACCACCATCTGTGACAGTAATAGACTGAACTGATCCATTAGTGGAAATTCCAGTCGTTGCTGCAAATCCTGATCCACCACCACCATTTACAGTTATCATTGGAGGTTCTGTGTATCCACATCCAGCATTAGTAAGCAGAATTGCAGGGACCACACCACTGGTTCCCTTACACCCAGGATATGAATATGAAACTGATGCTATACCAGCTGCAGTAGTTCCAGATGGTGCGGAGGAGAATCCAACAGTGGGGGTAGATTTAAAATTCTTACCCATATTGGATATGAAGATCTTATTGATCGCACCTGACGCACAGAATCCAGCGGTTGCAGTTGCTGTTCTTCCGGCACCAATCAGATTAAGTGTTTGAATATATCCAATCTGTGCAATCTCATCATCAATGGTCTCGATTCCAGTATCGATGACCTCATCCTCATATCTGTAGAGTTCACACTTCAGTTCATAAACATAATTCTTCTTAAGTTGGTAGAAGGGTTGTTCGTGTTCTACAAACTTGATCTCAAACAATCTGTCTCCTAGAGGGAAGTAAATCAGATCCCCTTCCTTTGGTCTAGTGGCCAATTGAATATTTGAGATCTGTTTTGTCAATGGTGTAATGTAGTTTTCATATCTTTCTCTTGAGATGACAAGTGTCAGATCATCTCTGTTCTCAATACCAAACTTTGATAAAATTGTTCCCTGACCACCATATCCCTCATAACTATCGACGTAAGCTTCTAGAGGATATGCATTCTTAAACTCAGATTCGATTACTTCTCTGATGATGGTTTTTGAAGACGCATAAAGTCTAGGGAGATAAAAAACCTCCACACCATACATCTTTAATTGTTCGTTGACAAGACTCTGAATCAGATTCTGTTCAGATGATGTGCCGTTAAGAAAAAATGGATTTAACATATATCATCACCCGATAAGGTCAAGGGGTGGTAATTCATATGTACTCAACATGCTCTCCTTGATCCTATCGATTTCTGCCTGGGCATCGTCATATAGTTGTCTTCCATTAAACTCAATACCACCAGGAAGTTTGACACCCTGGAACTTGATTAAGTTCTGACCCCACTGCCTTTTAATAAGTGCTGTGAGATATGGTTTCAGGAATGAGTCGTTAAAGACTCTTGGTGAATCATTGGGGTCCAACGCCCTAAAACAATCAATGATCAAGAACTCTCCTGCTCTTAAATTATTCCAATCAACGTCTAGATACATCCTATCTTGTCTTTGA